AGGGGCGGGGCAGTACATAGCAGGAGCGTGAGAGCAAAGAAAAAGGACAACCATTGCAGTGGTCGTCCTTGTGATAAGAGCAGAGGAGGAAGATGCGACAAGAAAAGAGAACTTGCGGTTGCGACCGTATAAAAGACAACAGCAAAGGAGTGAGAAAATGAGATTTTATCATGCAGCACCAAAAGAAACAATGATGAAGATATACGCCGAGGGCGTTCTCAAAAAGTCGTGGGATGGCGTTGTCTATATGTGCAAAGACCCGATTGACGCTTGCAAGTTTCTTGTGATTAGAGGAATGAGACAAATGAGCGTCATTGAGTTGGAACTTGATGAAAAGGAGGTTGAGGAATCACACGACCATTCAGAGACATTTTTCAAATGCAAGGCATACATAAAACACGGAGACATTGTTCTCTCCGGAGACGAGAGAATATTCGACTATGATTTTGAGTAAAGAAAAAGGACATCCGTTGCGAGCAGATGTCCGGTGCAAGTCGTGTCAGACTTGAAATTCACTAGAAATATTATAGCAAATCTGACACAAAAAAAGCAACTTGAAAAGAGACCGAAAAGGTCTATAAAATCAAGGGTTTTCGGAACTTTTATCGTCCTTGTAATAGATAATAACAAGTCTACGAAAACATAACAGGAGGATTGTGTCAGATGGCAAGAAAAAGAGGGATGCAATATATCCCGTATGATTATGAGGCAGCATATAACAAAGCGATGGAGGACATGCATGAATGGTTCATTGAGAACCTGTTTCAACATCGAAAGAAAGTTATATATGTCTTAAAAGAGATAACAGCAGGAGACCAGTTTGAAATTGAGATATATCCGCAGTTCCGGAGCATGGATGAAGTACCTCCGGAGGGGAGGACAATCAAGAAAGACAACAACAAGGCTCAAAAGAATCTGAATGATAAGAATGCACGGAAATATGTTGAGAGGCTAATCAATGAGAATTTCAGCGACCGTGATATTTGGATGACATTGACCTATGATGACGAGCATCTCCCACCGGACGGGGATGTGGATGCAGCAATCAAGAATGTGCAAAAGTACATCCGACGCATCAACTATCAGAGGAAAAAGAGAGGTCTCCAGAATGCAAAATATGTCTATGTGACCGCATACAATCCGGATGCGGAAATCAGATGGCATCATCACATTGTCATGGATGGAGCGTTAGACATGGAGACGGTTGAATCCTGTTGGAAACAGTCAAGCAGGAATGAGGTTCGCCGATTGCAGACGGACGAAAACGGTCTGTCCGGTATGGCGAATTATATCGTCGAGGAAAAGAACCGTGTTCCGTCGGAAAAGAGATGGAACAGTTCGCAGGGATTGAGAGACCCACGAATCAAGGTCGTTCATTCTAAACGTCCGGCAGCGGGAGGCAGTTATAAAAAAATAGGCTCATTCGTTGACAAGATGGTCAAGGACAGAGATTCCATTCCGGAGATATTGAAAAAGTGGTATCCGGACATGGATTTCACAAATGCAGCAGTGTACTACAACGATTTTAACTGCATGTTTTATATACATGCACGAATGCGGAAAAGGAGGTCGACAGGTGAAAAGACGAATAAGACGGATAAGACGGGCATTGAAAAGAGCAGGTTTGTATAATGCGTTTCACATCACATTGATTGCGGTATTACTGACAGGATTTTGCGTGATATTGTTCAATGTCAAAGAATCGGAGCAGCAGGAGGAAAAACCGGAGACGACGCAAGCGGAAGTGATGCAGAATCCGGAGACAATGACACAGACGGCAGAGAGCATCGAGGACAAATACAAGGTGTTTGATACCATGTCCGAGGACTGGGGGAGTGATGACCTTGAGGGATTCGTGTTCTACGACCTGCCGGAGAAGTACGCAGACAAAGGCTATTTTCCGGAGAAAATGCAGATATACACAAGATGTCTATGCAAGCAAAACGATGTTCCGTATGCCCTTGTATTGGCAATCATAGAGTATGAATCCGGATATGAGTTCGACAAGACCGGAGACAACGGGAACTCAAAGGGATATATGCAGATATATGAGAAATGGCACACCGACCGGATGCAGAAATTGAACTGCACCGACCTCATGAACCCATATCAGAATGTGAAAGTCGGGATTGATTTCCTCTCGTATCTCCTCAAGAAATACGGAACGGTGCAGGATGCACTTGCAGCGTACAACTACGGTGAAAGAGGTGCAAGGGAACATTTGTGGAACAACGGCGTGTATGTCTATTCATATAACACGGCAATCATGCAGAGAATGAAAGAGATTGAGGAGGTGGTCGGGAAATGAGGTTTGACTGAAAACCGGAATCGAAAGAGAGGTATTTCCGAAAAGCAGAGGCAGCAGTCAAGGCAGCGGGATTCGATGACATCCTGCGGGTAGACAGAGACCAGTTTTCCGTCGTCAAGGGAACGGTCAAGGTACATTTCAAACCGATTTCGAGAGACGGGAAAACACGCCGATGGTGGGAGGCAAAGAGAACGATTGAGAACATGCATGAAGTGCCTCCGGCAAAAGACCAGTTCGGCAGGAAACACAAGAGCATTTTCATACATGCTTTTATGATTTTAGAAATGGAGGAGCAGGACAAATGAAAACATACAGACAGAAACATCCGTACATTGCACAAATCGGGTGCATACTGCGGTACAAGCTGCAACGGTTCACATGGATGTTCAAGGTCAAGGATTGCAGACACATTTGTTTGTTCTGCGAATATTATGACACATGCAGACAGGAGGGCAAAGGCAAATGAACATGAAATATGCAATGAGAAGTGAGGACACAGAGCAAATCAATGTCGTGTCGTGGGCGAATTGGAACATGAACCGTTATCCGGAATTGAGATGGTTGTTCCATGTACCGAACGGAGGCAGCAGGAACAGAGCAGAGGCAGTCAAATTCAAGCAGATGGGTGTCAGGGCGGGTGTTTCTGATTTGTGCCTCCCATATCCGAAAGGGATTTACTGCGGATTGTTTATCGAAATGAAATACGGCAACAACAGGCAGCAGGACACACAAAAAGAGTTCCTTGCAGACATGGCAGCAGCAGGACATTTTGTTGCAACCTGCTATTCAGCAGAGGAGGCAATCAAAGTCCTTGAGGAGTATCTTGAATTGATTGACGGTAATGAAATAAAGGCGATGTTCATTCAAGGTGAGAATAAAGGGATGATGTCATTCCCGAATAACAGCATCCTCAAGGACGGGAAAGTCAAGGGAGGCAGGCCATGACACTTGCGGATTTACTCAACACATTAGAGAGTGCGGACATGCTGCGAATCATCAAGGGAGACGAGGAGATATTCGTCGGGTATCTTGCATTATTTGCACCGGAGGTCGGTCACACGAACTGCAAACTCTATGAACAGTATAAATTTGACGAGGTTGTGAAATTCAGAGCAGTTCCGGAGATTACTCACAGGAAATGGAAAGAATTGAACCTCATGTCACCACTACGACCGGACGAAACGCCGGATTTCAAGTTTCAAGAATTGCAAATGAAACTGTATTACACAATTTATATATAACAGGAGATAAAAACATGAAAATCAGAGTATTAAGTCTATTTGATGGAATAAGCGTCGGAATGTTGGCTCTAAAAAGAGCGGGATTCGATGTGGAAAAATACTATGCATCAGAAATAAAAACAAAGGCTATGAAATGCAGCTTTAATAATTGGGGAGATGCAATCGAACAGATAGGAGATGTAAGGAAAGTTGACGGAAAAAAATATGATGTTGACATCATAATAGGCGGGTCGCCATGCCAAAATTTTAGCAGAGCGAGAACATCACACTGCAACGTGATTGATGGGTTAGCAGGAGAACAAAGTTCACTATTTTTTGAATATTTAAGGATTTTGAAAGAGAACAATCCTAAATACTTTTTTCTTGAAAACGTATGGATGCCGATTGACGACCAGAAGATTATAAACAGACTTTTGGGAGTAGAACCAATTCGTGCAAATAGTAGCCTAGTATCATATCAACAAAGAGATAGATTGTATTGGACGAACATTCCAGGAATCGAATTGCCAAAAGATAGGCATATAAATTTTCAAGATTACAAGGATACTGATGAAGAATATTGCGACAAGTTCATAGTAAATAGAACGCCGAGCAGAGAACGAATGTGGGGTGATGGAAACGGAGAATGTCCGAATGTAACAAATAGAGAAAAAATAAATTGCATAACGCTAAAACAAGATAGATGGAAAAACTCCGGATTGATAGCCTATAAAGATTTTTGCAGATATTTAACAACAAGAGAGTTGGAAATTGGGCAGACACTACCAGTCGGATATACAAAAGGATTATCTAAAAATGAGGCAGAGGATGTCATCGGCGATGCATGGACTGCGGACATGATTGCTCACTTTTTTGGGTACTTAAAAAGAGATATGGAAAAGAAACAGGAGGAAACGAAATGAAAATTATTGCAGTAATGTCACCAAAAGGAGGAATCGGGAAAACAACAACATCCGATTCAATCGCCTATATGTTAGGCGAGGAACAGGGAAAAAGAGTGCTTGTGTTAGATGGAGACCCGCAGGGAGATACATCAAAGACGTTCGGAGTATACGAACCGGACGGAATCGGCATGAGTGAACTGCTTGAGAAACATGAGTGTGTCGGAGGTACATATAAAACAGGCGACTTGATTCGCCCGACAGAGTATTCACACGTTGACATTATTCCGGCGAATGGTTATCTCATGAAAACGGACATGAATTTGCTGCTCAAGTCAGAGGACAATCAAGTCACACGATTGCGTGAGGCGTTGGAGGAGGTCTCCGGTGCATATGATTATTGTGTTTGTGACTGCGGGCGATTGCTTGACATGGTAGTCATTAACATTCTGATTGCAGCAGAACTCATTATTGCTCCGGTAAAGGTCGGGGGGTATGAAATCGAGGCATTGCAGAACCTTGAGGAGCAGATTGAGGACTTGAGAGACATCAATCCGGACTTGAGAATCAAGGCACTCATGACAATGCGACAGAAAAACAAGACATCTCTTGAGGTTGAGGAGTGGTTGAAAGCAGAATCCGGATTTGACATGTTTGTCACACCGATTCGTCGTTCTATCATCGCAGAGAAATCTACAACGGCAATGATACCACTCCCGAAATTTTCAAAGCGTGGGATTGTGTCTCAAGATTACAGATGCGTTGTGCATGAGTTACTCAAGGAAATGGAGGAATAGATGTGGGAAAAAGAAAAATCACATGCGACAACGGTTCATGCAAACACCACACACGTGGAGGATGCGACACATGCATAAAAATTGACAGTTCGGGCAAGTGCAAGTCGTTTGAAAAAGGATTTGCATATTATTTCCACATCGTATGGGATGCACTGGGTAATAAAAATTTCATCGACATGGTAGAAATTCAAACGAATCCGGAGTTGAGAACAGGATTGTATTATGTAATGGACTGCTACAATTTGGGATTTAGCGAGATGGAGTGGGGAACATGCCGAATGATTATGTTAAAAGACGGAAAGAACGGAAAAGGGTTGAAATACGAGGAAATTATTGAAAGAGAACTGAATGAGGAAAA